AGGGACTTGATGCCCTCCAACCCGTGATGGACTTCCTGTCCGGCATCCTGGACAAGGTTGTTGACTTCCTGGTGGAGATCATTGACAAGGTGTCAGCCTTCCTCGGCTCATCCGGACTCATCAACAAGGTGATCCAGGGAGTTATGGGTGTGGGGAATGCCGTCCTCAAGTTTGTTGTCTCACCGTTCAAGGGTGTCATCGAAGCCATCAAGATTTTCAAGGAGCAGGGAGTGAAGGGACTTGGCAATGCTGCGAGGGCATTCACGGATGAGATGCAGAACGGCTTCGCCTTCAAGGAGAATTTCAAAGCCGGGCAGTTGGCTGCGGATGCAATGCTTTCCGGTGCTTCCTCCAGGAAAAAGAAGGTGGAGGAAACCGGGAAGAAACTTGGCGAGGATGCGGGGAAGGCATTTGCGGAAGGGATGTACAAGAAGGCATTGGAGGCACTCAAGCTGAACGATGCCTGGAAACAGGCTCTCCGTGAATGGGGTGAAAACCTGGCGGATGCCCAAGAGGAATTGGATGATGAACTCCAGGCGGAGATAGATGCCTCATTCCAGGCGGAGGTTGAGTCCTTGAAGAATGCCCTCAAGGAAGAGGAGGATGCACGGAAGAAAGACCTGGAAAAGACCAAGGCGATTACCGAGGCGAAGAAGAAACTCTTGCAGTCCGTTGCCAAGAACACATCCTCCATCCTCGGCTCAATTGCCGATATGTATGAGGCGGACTCCGAGAACGCAGAGAAGAATGCCAACAAGATCAAGAATCTCCGGATCGCAGTAGCCACCATTGACACCATCTCCGGTGCAATCGGTGCGTTTATGCAAGCCTCCGAGACCATCCCTCCGCCCTACGGTCAGATCGTTGGTGCGATTGAGGCTGCTGCCATCACCGCAGCAGGTATTGCACAAATCGCCCAAATGAAGGCAACGAATGTATCCACCGAGGGTGGCTCAAGACCGACCATTTCCGCAATGGCATCCGCACCTGCCCTGCAGCCGAATGTCACCAATGTGCGGACGGTGACTTCCGCATCCGAGGAGGACAGGCTCAATCAGATGGCAAAGGAGCAGAGGGTTTACATCCTTGCATCTGACATCCAGGCATCCCAGGATCAGATCAAGACACAGGTGGAGGAATCCTCCTTCTAATTGGGGAGGTTTACGGTATAAGCAGAAATTATATTTAACGGAAAACGCAGTTATGATTGTAACGATAGGAGGCATCCCGGTCTATGATGCCATAATCACCGATGAAGCCACCGGGATGATGAAGATCTCCCTGGTGGATGATCCTGCGGTGATGTCCAACTTCCAGGCATTCGATGCCTCCAGGAAGATGCAGATGTATTCCATCACCAATGAGGAGAAGAGGCTTGTCCGGGGTGTGGTGATGCGGGCGGACTTCCCCATCTACCGCAGGGATGAGCAGATGGGAGAATACTACATCATCTACAAGGCGGACACCATCCGGCAGATGGCGGAGAAATACCTTGCCGAATCCAGGCAGAACATCCTCAATGCGATGCACCAGGGAGAGGACTTGCCGGACATCTATATGGTGCAGTATTTCATCAAGGGTGACGGGGTGTCCGTTGAAGGCTTCGATGACATTGCGGACGGCTCTCTCTTCGCTGAATTCCACATCACCAACGATGAGGTTTGGGAGGAGGTCAAGGCGGGGACTTACAAGGGATTCTCCCTGGAAGGCTACTTCGATTTAGTCCCGGAGACCGATGTGGAAGAGGTGGATGAGATCGTGAAAGACTTGCACGGAATGTTTGAAAAAATCCATAAAAGAATCAAAAAAATGAGCAAACTCAAGAAACTTTTCTCGCTCATTACTGCTTACCTGCAGATGGGCAATGTGACCACCGACAAGGGTGTCCTCGCCTGGGACGGAGAGGATGACCTCAAAGAGGGCGATGCGGTCTACATCGTTGACCAGGAAGGCAACCGGACGGATGCCGAGGATGGTGACTACCGCACCGATGACAACAAGGTCATTGTGGTTGTTGACGGCAAGGTCTCCGAGATCAAGGATGCTGAAGCCGAGGTCGCACCGCAGAACGAGCCGGAGGAGACCGAGATGATTCAGACCGACAAGGGCAAGATGGAGTGGGACAACGAGGAGGAGGATCTGAAAGCCGGGGATGCGGTGTACATCACCGATGAGGACGGAAACAGGAATCCTGCTCCGGATGGTGACTACACCACCGAGGACGGCAAGGTCATCAAGGTCGCAGACGGCATCGTGACCGAGATCGTGGACAAGAAGGCGGAGGTCTCCGAGGAGGAGAAGAAGGTCTCCAAGTTCCGCAGGATCAAGGAAGCCTTTGAGGACTCCTACGATGAGAAGATGCAGAAGATCCGGGAGGCGATCTATGCCGTCCGGGGCGAATCCGAGGAATGGTGGCTCGTTGAGGCGGGTGATGACTTCGCAGTCATCAATGCCTTCGACATCGAAACCTGGGAAGAGCATTACTTCCGCTATGTCATCAAGTGGAACGAGGACGGATCTGCCGAGGCTTCCGATGAGACCGAGGTCAAGCTGATGTTTGTCCCTATGGACTACAAGTCCCCGTTTGAGACCGAGGCGGAGGAACTCCGGAAGGAGAACGAAACACTCAAGGCGGAGAATGCCAAACTCAAGGCAACCCCGGCTGCGAAACCCGCACACCAGGAGGTTGTCACCGCAGGAAAGACGGAAAAGACCGGAGTCAAGGGACTTGACCGCCTCTCCCGCTATGTTGATGCCGTGAAATAAAAATGTTACGGCATCCTGCACTTATCTATTTAACGGAAAAAGTCAAACCAATTAACAATTTGCAACTATGGCTGTTACTAACTTTCTCGTTTCCTCGCTTCCGGATTATGTGAAGAACAACGAGGATCTGCTGATCGCCTCCATCGGACTTCCCAACGATGGCACTCGCCGTTTCATCGGCATTCAGACGGGCATCAAGAAATCCGCCTATCTGAACTATCTCGGTTTCACCGGAGAATTCCAGGACGGCTCTTCCTGCGGTTTCAATCCCCTGGATCAGATCGCCCTCGGTCAGAAACCCATTGAGGTTGCGACCATCAAGGAAGATGGTGAGATCTGCGAAGAATCCCTCCTCGGCAAGTGGGGCGAATGGAAGGTGCGTGTTGCTGCTACCGAACACGAACTCCCCTTCGAAGCCTACATTATGAATGCCCTCCTGGACTCCATCCGCAAGGGCATCGAAAACCTCATTTGGCAGGGTGACACCGGAAACTCCGACCTCATTGACGGCTTCCTCACGCAGTTTGGTGCGGATAGCAACACCGTCACCGTCACCCTCACGGGTGTCACGGGTGCATACGATGCGGTCAAGGCGGTTTACTTCCAAATGTCCGACAGGGCATTGGAGAAGGGTGGCATCATCTTCGTTGATCCTGCCATCTTCCGTGCGTTGCTCAATGACCTGGTGGTGCTGAACTACTTCCACTACGATATGGGCAACGGTGCGAAGGATGAATTCATCCTCCCCGGCACTGATGTCCGTATCATCAAGACTCCCGGTCTCTCCGGCACGAATGCCATCGTTGGCTCTTGGGGTGACAACCTGGTGTTTGGCACTGATATGGAAAATGACAACGAACGGGTTGACCTGTGGTGGAGTGCCGATAACCGTGTTTATCGTTACCAGGTGAAATTCAATGCGGGTGTTGCCTATCACTTCTCCGAGGATGTTGCCTGGGGTGTGATGGATGATGCTCCTGTTCCGATGGGTGCTTGCCCTTGTGCTGCTCCTGCTTCCGAGGGTGAATAGACTCCCGTAACAATCCAAGAGATCCCGGAGGGTGGGGAAACACCCCACCCTCTTTTCTTTAACGCATTAAACTGAATTCAGATATGTCTTGCACTCAATCCCTTGCCGGACTTGCAAAAGACTGCTATGCCAATCGTGGTGGCATCGTGGAGGCTCTTGTGGCGAACTACGATGATGTGGTGTCCTTCACCATCACCTCCGGTGTGATCACCGGGATCACGATGGACACAGGCAAAAAATTCAAGTCCTACAACTTCGCCAAGAATACGGGAAGCCTCACCTCCACCTACACCATTGATCCGGCTTCCGGTGTCAAGTATGTGACCTCGCAGCTTCTCCTTCAGTTCAACCGGATGAACACCACCGCCAGGGTGGAACTCACCGCCCTCGCCCTTGCTGACCTCCGTGTAATCGTGAAGGATGCGAACGGCATCTATTGGCTTCTCGGCTATGATGAGCCTGTCAATGCCTCTGCCGGGGACGGTCAGACCGGAACGGCTCGCTCCGATGCCAACCGATACACTATCACCCTGGAGACTGACTCCGCAGAGATGCCGATGGAGGTTGATGACTCCATCATCGCAGGAATCTCCGCATAGCAGACCATTCCGCCTTCTAACCAAAGACCTGTTTCCACCCGGAGGCAGGTCTTTTTTGTTATACGATTTTCATTTGAAATCTATATAACGGAAAAGACAAGGATGCTCTACCTGCAGAATACACAAGAAGCACAAACCCTGCTTGTGCCGAAGAATGGCACGATACCGGAGGGAGATCTCACCTTCACGGCAAAGTCAACGATTGACCTTGCTACGGAGATGGATCTCCAGGTGGTTGACCTGGACATCTCCTCCCTGTATTTCCATTTGTCGGTCATCGTTCCGGAGGGATGTCCCACCGGGGAATACGAATATTCCGTACAGGCTGATGATCAGATCCTCTCCAGGGGACTGCTCGTTTTGGGCGAATTCTCCCGTCCGGGGCAATACGAAAAACCGATAGAATATGAACAATACGAATCCTAATGAAAGGGTGACCGGGAGTTTCCGATTCGCTGCCATTGACCAATATGTGGAGACCTATGTGGTCTCTCCCAAGGAGACCGTTCTCCCAGGTAAGGATATGGTGCAGTGGGGTGATTCCAATGCCTTCCCGGATTATCTCTTGGAACTCTTCAAGAGTGTGCCAACTCTGCAGTCAATAATCCTCGGCAATGTTGACTTCATCACGGGCGATGAGGTGACCATTTTGCCGTTGAATGAATCCCTCCCTGCCGGGTTTATGACACGGGGCGGAGAGACCATCCGGGAGCAGGTGCGGTGCATCGCAACGGATTATGAGATCTACGGAGGATTCGCCCTGCAGGTCATCCGTGACCTTGGCGGACGGGTGGCGGAGATCCACTACATTGATATGCGATTCCTCCGCACTAACAAGGAAGGCGATGTGTTCTACTACTGCGAGAATTGGAACAAGAGGGGCAAGAAGGACACCATCACCTATCCCGCATTTATGCACATCCCCAATTGGGATGCACTCACCGATGAGCAGAAGAATGCAAACGCATCCTCCATCGTTTTCGTGAAGGATGTCCATACCCAGGTCTATCCTCAACCCCGGTATGGGGCAGCAGTAAAAGCCTGTGAGATCGAACGGCTCATTGATGACTTCCATATTTCAGACATCAACAATCATTTCGTATCATCTGCCGTTATCAACTTTAACAACGGAGAGCCTTCCCAGGAGGTCAAGGATGAGATCGAAAATGATGTCAACGAGAAATTCTGCGGTACGAAGAACGGAGGGCGGATTATGCTCTCCTGGAATCCCAACAAGGAATCCCAAACCGACATCGTGGAATTCAAGGTGGAGGATTTCGGTGAGAGATACAAGGCTCTCTCCGAGCATTCCAGGCAGCAGATCTTCACCTCCTTCCGGGCGAATCCAAACCTCTTCGGTATTCCAACGGAGGGAAACGGCTTCGCCAATGAGCAGTATGAGGAATCCTTCAAACTCTACAACCGTACGCAGATCAGACCGATTCAGAGGCTCATCTGCGACACCTACGATTGGATTTATGGGAAGGTCGGTGTGTTGAACATCACCCCGTTCTCCCTGGAAGGCACAACCGAGCAAAAAGTGAACTAATATGGCAGAGATTCTTTTATCTTCCGAGAAATTCATCAAGGAGACAACGAATGTCTCCGAAAACCTCTCCGGGAAATACCTCCTGCCCTCGTTGCGTGAAGCACAGGAGATCGGCTTGAGGGGCATCCTCGGTGACTGCCTCCTGGCGAAGCTGAAGGAACTTGTCAAGGAGAGCCAAATCAACTTGGCGGTGAATGCAGCCTACAAGGATCTCCTTGACCGATGCCAATACTATCTCGCATATGCGACAATCGTTGAGGTGGTTGATCGCATCAGTTACAAGGTAGTAAATTTTGGTGTGGCGAAATCCACCGATGAGAATCTCCAGGTGGCAACCCAGGATGAGATAGCAAAGCAGAAATACTTCTACCAGGCGAAGGCTGACAACTATTGCCTTGACCTGCAGAACTTCCTCCTCAACAACCGACAGGCATTCCCGGAACTGAAAGACTGCGATTGCAACCGGATCAAGGCTAATCTCAAATCCGCAGCCTCCTGCGGGATCTTCCTCGGTGGGGCGAGAGGTCGCAACATAAAGGGTTAGAGATATGACATTGGCACAGGTCATCAAGATGATTGAGATGGTTGCGTTGAAGCAGCCGTCCGTCAATATGGTTGTCCGCAATGATGTGTTCCGGCTCAATGCGAAGCCGGATGCCAAGTACGGTGTTTTCGCCTGGTTGCAGGGACAACACGCAACGCAGCTTGGCTCATCCTTCATTGACTATACCTTTACCTTCTTCTATGTGGACAGGCTTCTTGCCGACAAGTCCAACGAGGTTGAGATTCAGTCAACGGGCATCCAAACACTCAACAACATCATCAGATCCCTGGAGGACTACGATGTTGTGTCCGAGACAACCTACACATTCCAGGTTTTCAACCAACGATTCGCAGATATATGTGCCGGGGTGTACTGCAATGTAACCCTGTCCGTCCCCGTTGATGATACCTGTCCGGAATTCTTCGCAGACTTCAATGATGACTTCAACGAGGACTACGCAATATACTAATACCGATAACCCGCTAAAACGAACTGAAAGATGGAAAATACTTGGATTGCCATACTCGCAGGTGCGATCACCACATTCGCATCATCCTTCACCACCTGGTTTTTCACAAAGAAGAAATACAATGCCGAGGTGGACAACAACCTTATCTCCAATATGCAGGAGAGCCTGGAATTCTACAAGAGCCTTGCCGATGACAACAAGGAAAGGCTTGAGACGGTGTTGCAGGAGAATGCGGAGCTGCGGAAGGAGATCACGGAGTTGAGGTCACAGGTTGACAAACTCACCTCCACCCTCGCCACCTACGGACTGCAGAAACTGATCGAAGAGAAATGAAGGTCTTGATAGATGCCGGACACGGGATAGACACTCCCGGAAAGAGGTCTCCGGATGGGAGTTTCCTGGAATACAAGTGGAACAGGGAGGTTGCTGACATCCTCCTGGACAACCTTGTCTCCAGGGGCATTGATGCCGATCTCGTTGTGAAGGAGACCAATGACATCTCACTCAAGACTCGCACAATGCGGGTGAATAAGGTATGCACCGCCCTGGGTGCATCCAATGTGATCCTGGTGTCCGTTCACGCAAACGCAGCCGGGAACGGCTCAAAGTGGATGACCGCAAAGGGATGGTCTTGCTACACCTCCAAGGGCATCACCAAGGCGGACAAGTTGTCGGAGTGCCTATACGATTGGTTTGAGGCGATCTTCGCCAACCGGAAGATCCGGAAGGATATGTCGGACGGTGATAGGGATTGGGAGGAAAATTTTTATATGCTCTCCAAGACCAAATGCCCTGCGGTGCTTTTGGAAAATTTCTTCTATGATAACAAGGAGGAATGCTCCTGGCTTCTCCGGGAGGAGACCAAGATTTGGATCGCCTACGCAGCCACTATGGGCATCCTCAAATACATCGCAACCAGGTGAGGCGGTTTTGGGCATATTTCCTCTCCGCATTCGTTGCCGGACTGATCTGCTTTTTTGCGGGTGTGAAAACCGCCAAAAAGGTCGGAGATTCCATTATCGTTGAGAGGGTGGACACATTGGTCATCCGTGACACGATAGTCTCCTACAAGCCGAAATGGGTTACAAAGCGGGTGGTTGACACCACCTTTGTCCCGGTGACGGAATACATAGAACGGAATGATACGGTCTATGCCGTCCTGGAGAGGGAGCAGGTCACCTGGGAGGATAGCCTTGCCAGGATCTACGCATCCGGTATCAACCCGCAGGTTGATTCGGTGTTCCACTACCGGACGGAGAAGGTGATAAACCACATCATCCCGGTGAAGGTGCAGTCCAGGTGGGGACTCGGTGTCCAGGGCGGATTCGGTGTCGGAAAGGACGGACTTACACCCTATGTTGGGGTGGGTGTGTCCTACAACATTTTCGCCTGGTAGATTTACGAAAAGGGACGGATTTATATTTCAAGGAAAACACGAATAGACAATGAGCCAATATTCAGCAATCAAGGCAGCAGTCAATGCCTACATCAAGGCAAACGGCAGGAAGGAGATCACGGGCAACATCCTCAATGCGGTGTTGAACGCAACCATCTCCTCCCTGGGTAAGTTCTATCAGTTCGCAGGTGTTGCACTCCCTTCCACCGATCCGGAAGATCCGGATCAGAATGTGTGCTACCTGGCGGGAGAGCCTGGAACTTATGTTCATTTTGACAACATTGTCCTGGAGAATGAGGAGATCGCCTTGCTCTTTTGGAACGGAGAGTGGACAAAGCAGAGGATGCTCCTCGGCATCCAGGAGGTGGAGGCAACGGTGGACAACCAGGTCGGAACTCCCTCCGTTGATGTCTCATATAGTGCGGGACGGTTGGTCTTGACCTTCCACAACCTCAAGGGTGAGACAGGCAACACGGGAGCTGCAGCCGGATTCGGCACTATCGGTGCGGACATCACCGGAGGTGTCGGCACTCCCGGTGTGTCGGTGGAGTCCTCCGGATCTGACACCGCCAAGAATCTGATGTTTCATTTCACCAACCTCAAGGGCGAGACGGGTGTGACCTCGGTGATCGCAACGGTGGACAACACCACCGGGACTCCGCAGTGTTCAGTCTCCCTGGTGGGTGGAGTCTTGACTCTTGCCTTCACAGGACTGAAGGGACTGCAGGGAGACACAGGTGTCTCCGCTGACTATCCGATCACGATTGTCAACAACCTCACCACCAACGATCCGACCTCTGCTTTGTCGGCTGCAATGGGTGTTCAGCTTGAATCCGAAATCAGTCAGTTAGAGGCCGAAGTAACTGATTCCTCAACATATAAAGACACTACCACAACGAAGGTGTCCGGGGTATTGCCACAAGGGAGTCCGAATAACAAGATAATGACAAGTTCCGGTTATAGTTCGTACTATTTTGCCGTAAACGCAGGTGACAAATTCAAAGTGCAGGCATCGAATGTTTCCGGCTCGGCTCATTACGCATACACCACCGCAGTACCCGCAAACAATGTGGCTTGCACCGACTATGCGAATGCAACGGCAACCGCCTATGTGAACAAGGAAATAACTGCAACTAAAAACGGATACTATGTGGTGGCTTTCGTTAATTCGGTTACGGATGTGCAGTTCCAAGTCCCTAACAATTCCATCATAAACCGGGTATCAAGGAATGAAAATGATATTGCGAATCTGCAACTATTCGGAGAAAAAAACTATGTCGAAATATACGGGGATGTTGATGTGTCAAGTTGGACGCATTTCCTCATTACAACGGCTCTCGGTCTTTCCGCAAATGCAAATTACAATTGTTCCCCGGCTCTCTATTTGGAGGCGGGCACAATCATTAAAGTAGTTTCCGGCGGTAGTGGAATCGCCTACATTTGCAGTTCGCAACAAGACGGTACACTTACAGCCGCATTGGTAACAACCATCGGCAACGATTCCTCAAAGGTACAGGAATACATTTACACGGTGCAAGCAACCGGGTATTACCGCATTTGTTACCGTTTCACGGACGGCTCTTTGCAGATATACGGAAAGTCCCGGATTGATGATTTATCCGAAAGGATGCAGACCGCAGAACAAGCAATTACGGGACTTACCGGGGACTTGGAGGATTTGGAGGACACCGTAGAAGAT